GGCTGATATTATCAATGCGCAGCTTTGCACGCGGCGGACGGTCGTCGACGTCGTCCGGCAGGACGACTTCAAAGGGATAGGCAACAAAAGTATTGCCGTTACTGACGACGTCCGCACCGCTGCTGTTAACCCGTATTGGCGTTGCAAGATCGGGGTGGCTCAGGGCGATCAGAACGATAAACTCTTCCGCCGTTTCCTGCGCGTAAACGGCCTGTTTCAGTTCCGCGCTGACATTACGGCTCATGGCTGCACCTCAAATCTCAACGCGACACGCCAGCGTCCGGGGCCGAAATACTGGCGTTGCGGCGGCCCTGAAAAAACCACGTTCAGCGTGCCCACCCCGTCGTTGCCCGGTTCCGGCAGGGTAAAATTCAGGGTTTCCTTGAGCGTGTCCTGAAAGAAAGTCACCAGGCTGTTCCATTGCGTCGTGGTCAGGATCATGGAGCCGGATATGACCTGAATGTTCGCGGTCGTTTTGCGGCGTCTTTTCGGCGGCCCTGCATCCATCTGCGTCTTGATGACGTTGTCGGGCAAAGTGTCGCTGTAATCCGCAGCCAGAAACCGCTGCGGCAACGTGGATGGCCAGTCGGTCATGGATTACCTCGATGCAAGGCCGCCGGAACGCGCAAGTGCGCGGGACGAACGGGAGCCGGGATCGTTGAACAGTTTCGCGTTCATCTCATCAAGCTGCACGATCAGGTCGCGACCGCCTGTGGTATTGGGGCGTTCTTCCGTGCTAACTTTTGCGCCGGTATTATTATTGATGATCACATTCACCGTGCCGCCGCCCTGCATCGTGACGGGAATGCTGCGCCCGTCCGGCAGGGGAACATAGGCTTCCGGCCTGCGCCCTTCGCCAAATAAGGCAAGCTGGGGACTGGATGCGATTCCACCCATGGCATAGCGATGCAGGGGCAATGCACCCTGAGCCGTCATAATCCCGCCTTGTTCAAAGGGCAGAAGGCCGGTGATAAACTTTCCAAATCCGCCGCTCTCTAAGCTGTTGAACAACGGCTCGGTGATGGATTTCCGCACCATCATGCGGGTGATATCGTTAAAGACGCTGTTGGCAAGGTCGGAGAGGGATTTCAGGTTCCTGCCGCCGGAACTGACCAGCGCGACAATCGCGTCTTCCGTCCCCGTCATGGCGTCGGTGAAGACTTTTTCGATCATGGTGGCAGTGTCTTCGGCCTGTTCGCGGTAGGTGCGGAAAGCCCGGATGGCTCCGGCTTCCGCGTCCTTGCGGGCATCAAGCTGTTTTTTACCGGCGGCCTCCACCGCGCGGTTATAGGTGTCCTGGCTGATCGTCCCGGCCATGAGCAGTTCTTTCAGCCGCGCCAGTTCGGAAGCATAGGCTTCGGTCGCCGTCTGCGTCGATTTTGTGACCTGCTGTCCCTCGTTTAGGAGGGCGTTGAGTTTCTTCTGGGCCTCGGCTTCCGCTTCGCGTTTTGCCGCCTCCTGCGCCGGTTTTTCAATGGCGGCGATCTGGCGGCGGGCAATAGCTTCGGCCTTCTTGAGAGCGGCGTCGACGGCGCTATTATTGCTGCCATCTTTCTCGCGCAGGGCGCCAAGGCGCTCTTTTGTCGTCGCCAGTTCGCGGTTGACCCTGGCGATACGCTCGGCGGGCTCGGTCATCAGACGATCCAGCGTCTCGTCCAGCTTCTTGCGCTGATCGGTTAAAAGTTCGGTGCGCTGATCGCGGGCGGCCTGCTCCCGTCCGGCTTCGACCTGCTTCTGCTCGGCGGCGATGACTTGCGCCTTTTGTTTGGCATCGGCCAGGATGCGGGCGAGTTCGGATTTGAGTTCGGCGATGCGATGCTCCTGCGCGCCGATCAGGCGGTCGTCGCTGAAAGCGCTGTTCTTGCGCAAGTCCTGCAGCTGGTCTTGCGCCCGCAGGAGCTTTTCGTTCGCTTTGGCGACCTTGTCGCCGAACGTGTCGTCCCTGAACAGGCCGCGCACGCTTTCGAGGGCGGATGACAGGCCGCTCAGAGCCTTTTCGGCGCCGGCGGAGACGACGGACGTCTGACCGATGTCCTTCAGCAGGTTGTGCCAGGCATCCGACAGGCGGTTGGCGGCTCCCGTGACTCCTTTCGCTTCGCCGGTTCCCGCACCGCCGACCTTGGCCTCGAGCGCATCCAGAATGACTTTCTGCGCTTCTGCCTGCCGCCCCGTCTCAACCAGAGACTGGATAAGAGTCTTCTGGCTTTCGGTAAAGAAAATACCCGCCCGTCCCAGAGCGGTCAGCCCCTCGGCAGGATTGTCGAGCGCTTTGCCAAGCTGGAGAACCCTCGTTTGCAAATCCCCGCCCATGGCGGCGGCGAGGTCCTGCGCCAGTTTGAGCGTGCGCGTGAAACTGTCGCCCGCAACGGAGCGGAATGTCGCCAGGATCGTCGCGGCATCCTCCACCTGTTCGGAGGTCGCTAGGGTCGATTTTTCAATATCTTCGGCGGCAGCGACGATCTGCCGGGCTGTGAGGCCGGAGGCATTTCCCGTCGCTTTCAGCACGGCCTGGAGCCGGTTGTGGACACGCTCGGCTTCGGCAGCAGATTCGATGCTTTTTACCAGACCCAGCGTGACAACGGCGAGCGCCGCGCCTATGGCAAGTCCTGCGGGACCGATGGCTGAAAGGGCTGACCCCAGTGGCCCTAGTCTTCCGGTCAGGCCTGTGACCGAGCCTTTGACGTCATTCACGGCGGCGTTTATCGCCAGCAGAGACTTTGATGCCGGTTTGCCCGCCAGCTCGATCTTTTTAAGAGACTTCTCACCGCTGTCGCCGATCTCGCGCAGCTCGGCTTTGACCTTTCCTCCGTCGAGAACGGTCAGGCGTATGGCAAGATTGCGTTCGGTCATCATATTTTAGCCTTTTTTCTAAGGGGGATTAGTATTAGAATAAGCCCCTGTTTTAAGGAGCTGAAAGTCAGATCAATGTCATATCAAACGGCAAAAACAATCAAAGACGTTATATCGAGCATTCAAAACAAGGATTACGTTCTCCCTTCAATTCAAAGAGAGTTCGTCTGGGATACGATTCAGATCGAGACGCTGTTCGATTCGTTGATGAGGGATTATCCCATAGGGACTTTTTTGTTCTGGCAGATGGACAAAGATAAGGTCAAGGAATTTGAATTTTACGAGTTCCTAGACAAATATCATGAGAGAGATAGCCGCCATAATAAAAAGGCAAATTTACCCAAAGAGAAAGGCGTTATTGCAGTTTTAGATGGTCAGCAGCGGATGACGTCCCTGTTCATCGCTCTTTGCGGAAGCTATTCCGAGAAAAAGAAATACGCAAGAAAATCCGCCACAGCGTCGTATCAAGAGAAGCGGCTCTATCTTAATCTTTTGAAAAAGTCAGAGGAGGCGGAAAGAGAGTATGAATTTCGCTTTCTCACCAAGGATGAAGCGCAATCGAAAGAAGGGTTCTTTTGGTTCGATTGCTCCAAAGTGTTGGAGCTGGAGGATATGAGTGACGTTTCTACTTTTCTCATGGAAAACGATCTCATGAATACTTCCTTATATCCAAGAGAACAGGGGAAATTCGCAATTAACACCTTGAACGCGTTTTTTAACGTCGTCCATCAGCAAGGGACGGTCAGCTTTTTCCTTGAAAAAGAAGGAGATTTGGATAGGGTTTTGCAAATCTTCATTCGCGTCAACAGCGGCGGGACAAAATTGAGCTATTCTGACCTTCTGCTTTCCATTGCCACGGCAAAGTGGGAAGAGCGGGACGCAAGAGAGGTAATACATGGTTTCGTCGATGAACTGAACAAGATCGGTACCGGGTTCAAATTCGATAAGGACATCGTGCTAAAAGCCTGCCTGGTTTTATCAGATTTTGGTGACGTGCGGTTCTCAGGAGATAATTTCACCAAAGAGAACATGGCAAAGATAGAACAGAATTGGGACAGGATTTCCGCTTCCCTTAGATCATCCGTGGATCTGGTTTCAAGGCTTGGCTACAATAAAGATAACCTTATCGCAACGAATGCGCTTATACCCATTTCCTATTTCGTCTATAAAAACAAGTTTGAAGAGGTTATCGTCAGTTCGTCGCACAGAGAGACGGACAGAAAGGCCATAGGTGAGTGGCTGGCGCGGGTATCACTCAAGGGTGTGTTTGGCGGACAGCCCGACTCTATCTACCCTGGGATGAGAGACGTCATTAACGAGAACATAGGCGCGTTCCCTCTGGAGAAAATCATTGAGAAATACAAAGGCACAAAGAATAGCATTGTCTTCTCCGAAGATGATATCGATAGCGTGCTTGATTTGCGGTACGGCGAGAAAAAAACCTATTGTGCGTTGACGTTTCTCTATCCATCTCTACATTACAGTGCGGTCAAGCACGATCAAGACCATCTCCACCCTAAATCGTTTTTTAGTAAGAAGACCCTGAAGAAAAATGGCGTGGGAGAAGGAGACATAGATAAATATATCGAGCAAGTCAACGATCTTGCCAACTTACAACTTCTAGAAACGACACCTAACAAAGAAAAGCTAAATAAGCCCCTCAATGATTGGCTGGAGAAGACATACCCATCTGCGGAGGATAGAAGATACTTTCTTGAGCGGAATCATATAGGACAGGAACAGGACTTGAGCTTGACTGCATTCTTGGATTTTATGGAGAAAAGGCGCGTAAAGTTAAAAGATAAGCTGACGGAAATCCTTGGGAAATAAAATATTCTCCTTAATCGTCCTTCAAAGCATTCCCAATCCTCTTATTCAATGCTGCCGTCACTCCTGTGTCGCAAGCGGGCGCGAGTTCTGCCATGGCCTGGCAGCTGTATCCCAGAGCCTCGGCCATTTTCAGATAAGCGTTAAAGTCCATTCCGATCACTATCGTTTGGCTAAAGCGAAGTTGTCCCGTACAGCGCAGGGTGACGTCCCACGCCTGCCAGCCTTCGATGCTTTGTGGTTCGTGCGCGAGGTACTGGCATAACTCGCCTTCCGCGTTGGGCTTTCCTTTGGCGCAGGGAAGCCCCGCCGCAGCGCATCCGTCGCAATACTCAGGCCCGCCGCCGAAATGCCAGCGGCAACGAGCCGTCAGCCGTTTTTTTCCTGTTCCAGCAGCAGGGCGGGCGTGAGATAAAGCCGCTCGAAGGCCTCGGAGATCGGCCAGAGGTCGAACAGAGCGGCAATGGTTTCTGGCGACACGGCGGCAGGATTGCCGTCTGCATCACCAATGCCTTCCCATTCTGTAACGGCCAATTGACCCAGATGCCGGATCAGGGCCGCGCCGCGTTCTGTCTCATCTTCGATGTTTTCTTTAAAAACACCGGAGCGCGCCGCCATGATGACGGCTGTCGTGGCGGGGCGGACAAAAAGCCTGACGCCGTCGATCAGGTCGATCCAGTAGGGTTCTCGTTTCAGGTTCAGGATAATCATGTGTAACTCGCTACATCGTTTTTGAGGACAACCGTCAGCATTCTGGCAGGGCTGGTTGCTTTCGCCGCTTGCCAGTCGAAAGTCGCTTGCACGCCGCCAGGGCCGTTGACGGCAAGTTTTGGTTTGGGGAGATAGACCTCATGCGCCGTAAAAATCAGCGCATTGTCACCGTCTATCGTATAAGCGAATTCCAGTTCGAGCGGCGTGTTGTCCGTTGCCGCGTCGATCAGGGCGGTGTCGGCAAAACGCACCGCGATGTTTCCGGTGAGCGCCGCGATAGTCGGGTCGGCGCTTTCGATCTTGCCATCCGAGCGGATTGTTTCAATACGTTCCAGATTATTGCTGTAGGTCAGCTGCGCCCCGGTCACGTTTCCTAAATCAGAACCATCCTTTTTGATCGACCCCTGGAACTGCCCGAAGCGGGTCAGGGTTGCCATTGTTGGTGTTCCACCTCCGCTGCTGCCGGAGCGTTCTTCTCCCTGTGCGATGCAGTTTAGCGTGGCATTAGCAGCGCCGGAGCGCGCAAAACTGAGCTGCAGGGAATTTACACGCACGCCCGCGTTCATAAAATAGGCGGGAATATCGGACATGCCCACTTCGACGGCAAGGCTTGGGAGACTGGCAACACCCGAAACGAAGGTATGGACGTATGGCCCTGTACCTGTCGTGGTCGGAGCGCCCAGCAGTGCCTTCAGCCAATGCCCGAAGTTTCTGAGATCGACTGGAACGACGACATTCCCCTCGACCTTTATAACGTCACGGATCGGCTGTGATGGATCGCGCCCCTGTCCCAGAAGATCGGAGGCGATCAGCCCCTGTTCCGAGCCAAGATCGCTGGAGACAAAGGGGAGCTTGATATAGTTGCCACCAGGCGGCGTGCCGTAGACGGACTCGAATTTACCCAATAGCTGGGCGTTGGCGCCATATGCGCGTGCCATGTCTTACCTCCTTGGTTTCTAGAAATCAGCCGATGGAATCGGCTGTGGTGTAAATCAGCTCAATCGAAACGACTGCGCCCTTGATGGATGCGCCGCCTTCAATCGCCAAAGTGCTGGTGTCCGGCGCAAAAGCGGTGACGCGGTCGCAAAGACCACCCAGCGTCCGGTCGCTTGCGACAGCCGCGGCGACTGCTTGCAGCAGATCATCAAGCGCGGCATCCCGATCCGGGGCGTCGCCTTTTTGCACGACGACTTCCAGTTGGGCGCGGTGCTGCCAGTAATACGACAGCGGGGACAGCAATACTTCCGGCTCTCCGGGATCGCCGTCGCGCAGGATGAGCAGACCGCCAGAGGGGATTTTCTCCGGCAGGACTTCGTTGCGCAGGACTTTGGCACCCTCTATTGTTTGCAGCAGGGTAAAGAGCGCCTGGAGTATTGTTTCACGTGTTGTCATGTTTTCTCATCCGGCCAGCTGGCGATAACCAGGCTGGGCAATTTGTCGATCCATTTTTTTGCGACACTGTCGATATCGAAGCGTTTTTTGAGCCGCGCCTCCGGCACCAGAATGAACATGACAACGGTCGCAAGGCCGCGCCCCGTCTTGAGCGCGCGGTTGCTGGCGGCTTTGGCTTTTCCTTTGCTAGTGATGCGGAAGTTATCGACCACCAGTAATCCGACACGGCGTGATCCTTGCGGCGGGATATACCGCAAAGGAATACCAGCTTGCTCAAAATCTGCTGGCGTCATCTTTTTATTATTGCGGCGAATGACGTATTGTGTCGGTATCGCCAGAAAACGACCGTTTTTGCTGCGGATGGTGACGCCTTTGTCAAAGGCGCTGATAATCTCAGGCGCTTTGTTGTAGACAAAACCGGCAGCGTTCACGCTCATGCCGCCTTTTGGGTAAATCTGGCTGCGCCAGCTTTTTGAAAGACGGTCGCCAAGGCCGGCACCGGTGATCTGGCCGCGCAACTCTGTTTTAAGACCGTCCGTTGCCTGCTGGATACCCTGGCTGACGGCTTTTTCCGCCGACTTGATCTCTTGCGCCATGATTTCCTTGAGATTTCCGGTGATGGCGGCGGTCAGTCTCATACTGGTCTCACGTCCAGCGTCCAGACAAGATGGTCGCGGTCGGACTTCGGTTCGGATTGCACGACATATATAATGTCATCACAGGTCAGTTGATCCCCCACGACTGGCTCCTGCACATCAAGGCTGCGGATATCAAAGAGTGTAGTCGAGACATGCAGTTGCCCTGCACCGAAGCCCACCACCGTATCCGGCTGTTTGGAGATCACCCGCACCGGAAAAGGCGTGGATGTACCGACAGCGAGATAGGTGGCGGGTTTGCTCAGGATCGGATCGGTAAAGAGCTGGTCGATCATGCCGGGAAAGGTCACGATTACGTCCGTTTTGCTTTGATCAGCGTTTTCGGGCGGGTGCAGATCGGCAGCGGGTTCGACTGCGTGTGCAGTTTGACCCAGCGTCCGAATTCCTGGTCAATCGCCTGTTTCGCGTAGCGCGGCAGTCCGAGGGTATTGACGGTTTCGACAAAGTCGGCAGGCGCGTTGTACTGGCGGAACAACCCAGGCACACCAACAGGGAATAAATGCGCCTTATTGTCCGGGACGAAGCTGCCGCCGGAATTACCGCCGTAGTATTCCTCAAAGACGACGCCGGCATATTCCACCGCCTTGCGCGCGTGGCCCTCGCGCAGGAAGGCGCTTTCCTGAAACCGCCGGTAGGATTCAGCGACTTCCGGGTGCGTGACCAGATCGTCGAAGAAACTGGCCGAGCAGAAGGCATGGATGTAGGTGAATGAAGCGCCGCCGAGTTCGTCGGCGATTTTCCGCGCGACGTCGTGGCATTTTTTCTTGACGGCTCCCGGTCCCGGACTGGCATTGTCGAGATCAAAGTCGATCTCCGTGTGCTGCGTCACCCCAAACTCGGTGAAGAGGTCGTAGAGCACCGTCGATCCGTCGGCGTC